GTAATTCACCAACACGGTATTCAAACTCACCAAATCTTCTTCTATAACCATAAAAAGGTTTGTCTACATCTTGGCCAATTGGATTATCACCAAATTTGCTGTAAACATCTGAAAATAACTCATTTATTTTAGACCCACCTTTTCTAGCTGAGTCTCCTGTACCTGAGTCTGGGGATATTCCTAAATTGATTAAATCTTTTGTCGCCATGTTTTATTTATTTCACTAAAGGTTAAAATCTCTCACTATCTTAATAACATTACCATCAGAATCAGATAAATTTGTAATTCTTGGACTGATTCTAGAATCACTATCAAAGATTGCATCTGAGTCTGGTGTTTTCAATACTACATGCCCAACATCAGCACCTAATAAATCACTATCACTTCTTCTTAGTAAGTTGAGGTCTTTTCTATCAGAGTCAGTAGCATTACCTGGTGTAGCTACAATAGCTCTTGAATCTAGAATTACTTTAGTTTGAGCAATTGGACCGTGGAACCAGACTTTTGTTTCAAATTCTAATGTCCATTCAACTGTTCTTCTTGTATTAATATCACCAGTAAAATCATCAGTCCAAGTCACTGAGGTAAGTGAAAAAGGCATATCAAATGCGTTTGTTGGAGTAGGTGTATTTGTATCTGCATCAGCAGGAAAATGTCTTACTTTAACAGTGTAAGCAGGATTAAAGAATGGTACTATCTGTTCTATGATTTGCCAACCATCATTCAAAGTTTTTGTTTCTAAATATAAAGTATAAGACAATGTGTAAGGTACAGGCATATTAGCCTTTTGTCTTGGATATTGTAAACTATCAGGTGCTCTTAGTACATTTGGTTTATTGTTTAATTTTCTGTTTTGGTCATAAACCATTGCAACAAACTGATAAGACATTCTAGGTAAAAGTCTTTCAAACATTTCTTCAGTCGGTTGTAAACCTTTTTGAGCCTCAAGCCATTTTTGTCTAGGACCATAAGCAATTGGTACAGGCACTAACTTGCCGTCTCGTCTTTTAACTACGATGTTATTGAATAGACTACCAAAGACCGCGGTTGCAGTCTTTACAGTCTCATGGTAAAAGTGTGTTCCTAACATTATATGTCATCCAAATTTCTTATACCAGGTTGACCAAAAGCTCTTGCTGTATAGTCATCTGTTATTGTTTGAGGTGTTTCTCTTACAACACCACTGTTATCATATACCTCTTGATTCTCAGCTCTCTGTTCAATCTCAGTATTTGATGCCCAAGAGTCAGATATTAAATCACTGTCAGTAATATCTATAGCTTTAGTTTCAGAGTCAGTAAATTGTATACCAAGTTTAGCCTGTGTGACTATTTCATCTGTTGTACTTGTGGCCTTACCAGTATTATCATATGTAATAGCTGTTGGATTGAAGTATAAATCTTCTCCTGAAAGCTCGAATAGTTTAGCATGTATCTTATATTGATAGTTATTACCTAGTTGGAAAAATGCTCCATCATGGTAAGTTGTCACACGTGTAATCTCAAAAACTTTTGGTACGTACTGACTTTTATTCTGTGCTGACCTACCAAAAGGTATTACAATTAAGTCACCTTCAAGAGGTCTTTGTCTTGCAAATTTAGAAAGTAAACTTTGATACTGGTCAGAATCAGAATCGTTAGATGCAGATGAAGCTCCAAAAGTATCTGAATCAGTAAGTCTCTGTTTTAATATAGTTCTATAATCAGAATCTCTTTCTTGGAATCTATTAATAGCAACTGACATAATTACTTCTTCTCTAAACTCCATACCATATAGAGTCATAGTATCACCTTCACCTTCGAATCCAGCTGAGGCAACTAATAACATGTCAATTTGATAACCTGAATCAAAATGTGATTCTGGTCTTTCATTCCAAACATCATCAGTATAATCTGATGCTCTTGGCATATAACGTACAGTTATACCATTCACATTAATAGATTCTCTGATTAAATTTTGAATTGTTCTTTGTTCGTTTGTAGAGAAACGAGATGACGCACCAAATTGGTTTATATAACCATCAATAAAAGTATTTTGTATACCAGATTTTATAGAATAGGATTTGTTTATTGCTTGTATAGAACGGTTTAGATTTTCACCAAAATCTGAATCATTATCAGAATCTCCACCAAAGCCAGTTGGTGCGATTGTAAAACCTGCAAAGTTGTTCTTTACTGTCGACATTTGTGCTCATTACCCATAAAACCCTGCATCATATCCAACCCTTACTTGTCTTGCCATAAGTTCAGCAAAAGCATCTTCAACATTATCAGCAGAAATTCTAAATGAAGAATTAGTCAAGCCTTGCACGTCATTAAAGTCTTTATACAGTTGCTGTTGGTCAGCTGCAGATAATTTACTTGATTGAGTACCAGCACTCAATCTTGATAGAGCACCATCAAAGTCCAAACCAACTTGGTCCAGAGCAAATTCAGTTTGTACTTTTAATAGACCATCAGAACCAACCTTTAAGAAAGCAGGTGCGTTTACACTGTACTCATTATTTTTTAGACGTACTGTGTTTATGTCTATTCTTCCGTGAGGATTAGACCTAGAATACTTATCAATAAATGCTTGACGACTAATTGGGTCAATCCTATTAGTTAAGAAAACTGTATCACCTGCTTTTAATCCAGCAAATGTATCACTATCAAAACCAGTATTAGCATTACCTATGTTTGTATGAACTGCATCTGAATCCCATCTTAAATCATTAGATGATTTTATACCTAATATTCTGAAATCAGAATCACCTACTGGAGTTTCAAACCTTTTAAGACGTAGGTCTTTATCTGAGTCAGCTCTATAAACTGCCTCCATAAAGTTTCCTACTTTAATAAATGCTGTTCTTAGTGGGTCACCAGTGTTTGAGTTTGGAGATGAACCAATATTAATTCTTACATTGTTTTTAACTATACGATTTGAGTCATTAAATGCAAGAACACCAGCCTGAGTATTTACAGGTGCAATACCAATCTGTGTATCAGAGTCTTGAAATCCAAAATTAGGTACAAGAATATCTCTTAAATTAGCCATCTAATTTCTCCAAAATGTTTAGCAATTTATCCATTTTATCTTCTACTCTTACAAGTCTTTCTTCTAATTGTTTTTCCTTTAAAGTCTTAGCCTTATATTCTTCATAGGCTGCCCTATTAGTATTTAAAATAGCTCCACTCTTGGGGTCTCTTCTTAAATTTTTCTTATCCATTAGGCTACAGCTATTATCCTTAAATCTCTTAGTTTACTTACAAATGATGAATTCTTAGTATTCATTTCAATCTTCACTTGTAAAGCATCAAATTCTTTACCTACATCTTGTGTAAGAGCAAACTGTTTGAAATCAACTGTACTACTAAATTTACCAAAGTTGGTTTCATTTACAATTTGATTTCTTGGGAATGTTTCAAATTCAATTTCACCAAATTCTGTGTTATCTCCCACAGCTCTTGTTTTGTATCTAATATTAAACTCACCAGATGGGTCCATATCAGCATCAAAGAAGATTCTAATTTGAGATGCAGGTACATCCAATTTGATAATCTTAGTAATATATCCAGCTTGTTCAGACCTACTTGATATACCAGCTTGGAAAGCTGCAAATTCAGTTTGAGCAGTTGCTGTTGAAACACCAGTGACTGGAGTAGAAACTAAAGCACTCACATCTGAATCATCAATATATGTACCTATGTTATTTTTATAAGCAAACATAGTACTAGCTGCATCCAATCTTATGACAGGTGACACGAACTTATTAGTTGTTTTTAAAGTTAATTGTTGTTCAAAATCTGCAGTTGCAGTTCTATTCATTGAACCATTAATTAATCTTGGTGATGTAAAGTTTAAAATTCTATCTGTTGGAGCATTTGCAAAATCTGTTTCTTTTACCTGAGGTGAATCATAATACTGGTCACCTGTACTATAACCAAATAAATTTGATGCAGCTCTCAATATTAAGTTAGCTCCACTAGTTGTTTTAATTTTAGATTCAACTGTTGTTTCATCAAGGATAATTGGTGATGTATTTGTTCTTACTGCGTCAAATTGTATACTACTTGTAGCAACTACATTATCTCCACCACCTCTACCAGCTCTAACAGTTTTGTGCCAACCACCTGTGACTGGATTAGTTTGAATTGCTGAAGCATCTGAATCTTGTTCACTCAAGTCAATCATATAACTGTCTTGAGTAGCATTCTTAACTTTATGTCTTGCTCCCACAGTAGATTGTGTTAGGTTTGTAAGTCCATCAACATTATTAATTAATGAAATTGGAATACCATTTAGTGATGCTTCACCTCTAAATCTTACTAAGTCTGAGTCAGCATTATTACCAATAGTACCATTTCCACTTACACCAAGAATTCTTACCTGGTGAGTATCATCAGGGCCGTACATACCATGGTTTGGATGATGTACTTTTATGTAATATGACTTATCAAATGTTTCAATGGCTAATCCCTGAGCAGCTTGACCAATTGGTTGTCCATAGAAATTAGCTTTATCTCTCATAGTAATTACTGAATCACTAGTAGTAAACTCAGCTCTATTTGCTGTAAATGTTAAATCTCTGTTTTGTTCTGGTGTCCAAGTACTACCGTTTTGTGAACTAAAGAATGAACCATAGTAGCCTCCAACATTTGGTTGCTTATCAATTTTACCACCAGTGTTTACATCTTCTTGGCCTTGTTGTGCAGTCCAAACAGATGTAGTATCTGATGGACTAAGTAAGACAATTGCATACTCAGTTTGTTCTCTTAAAAATACTGGTGAATCAAATCTAAAGTTTGTTTTAGTAGTTGGTTTTGTTAAGTTCTCATTTGCCTTTGTGACATCTACTCTTGCTCTACCTAAAATTTGTCTACCAGGATAGCCGTTTTCAGTGCTTCTAATTTCCATTAACACATGGTCATTGTTTACTCTAGTATCTACAAATCCTAAGTAAACATCCACTGAAGTTATGAAAGAACCAGTTGCTCTTGCATTTTGATTAGCAGGATTAAAGTTGTTAGGGTCATTTCCTGGGTCAAGAGGTAATGTAAATAATTGTGCTACTGGGTCACCAAAATTCCAGTCAAAGATTGGCCATACAAAAGGTGTAGTCGTTGTAGTGACTGTCGACCTTGTGACATCTGAATTTGATGTAGATATAAGTCTATTACCAGCTTCTCTTGTAGCTCTTATTGATACTAAATCACCAACTTCAAAGAAGCCTCTTGCTTCATAAGTGACCTGGCCTTCAGTTGTTGCTGAGCCGTCTTTATCAGTTAATATCAGAGTTTTAGTACCTGTTTTAAATGTCTGTGCAGGTATAGTAAATCTACCTCTAATTTGTCCTTTACCATCAGTTTTAAGAACACCGACTGTACCATAAGTTCTAGAAGTAGTAGTTTCAATTGGTAAGTAATCTGTTTGTTGGCAATTATTAGAAACATCAACAGAATCAAATACCGCTTTCAAATCAGTATTTGGTCTAAAACCTGTACCTACAAATTCTATTACTCTTGACCTGATGAAAGCATCATCTCTTTCTCTTACTTCTCTAATGTTAAAATTATTACTACTAGTGAATTCTTCTTCTTGTGCTATGAAATTTCTTGTTGTTTCAGTACCACTTTCAGTTTCGGTGGTGGTTGTTGTAGTACCTAACGCTCCAGCCAGTCGGCCCGGACCAAAAATTAAATTATTCCACCAGTTACCAGTCGTAGTAGTAGTTGTAGTAGTTTGTCCAGTCCAGTTAGTTTCTGTAGTGTTAAATTCTGTATTTGGAATATCTCTTGTCACTGGTGTTAAGTTATTAAAGACGTCTTCTGATACAGAAGTTGTACCTCCACCAAACTCTGTTCTATCAATAAAGAAGTTTTCAACGATATTCCAAGATGGGTCTCTCCAAAAATCTTGATTTGGTGTTAAAGATATAATACCACTATAAGTCCAAGCAGCATAAGGATTAATTCTTACAGTTTCAGAAGCAAATGTTTGTTCTAACATCGCTTGTTCAGTATAAGATTTTATAATATAACCTGGACCTTGAGTTAAGTAGTACGGGTCAATATTTGTACCAGCATCTGTTCTTTCTAATTGTACATCTCTTTCTACTGATGGAGCTCTTAAATTATTTGATTGTGTATCAATTGAAGCTCTAAATTCATTATTAGTTAAATCACCAGGAGTACTTATAACTGATGAAAAGTCATCTACTATAAATCCTGATTTTAATCTTGTTCCAACATTATCATGTAATGCTTGCGATTCAAGTAATGATAATGAAACTGCACTTTCAAGATTTCTAACACGTTTTTCGATTTTAGAAATATCTTTCATAGTGAAACCACGTTGTTGTCCTTCAGATATAGAAATAGTTTTTTCTGGATATCTGACAGCCGGTGGTACATCAATAGTTGCTAATAACATAGTGCCTGGAGCTAAATCAGGTTCGTCAGCATCAGCTGTAGCACCTACACCAGGAACTGTTTTAATTTCAGCATCTTTATTAAGAACAAATGATATTTTTTGTCCTAAGAAAAACTCTGCATCTGTAGAGAATTGACCATCAGGCATTACATGAGTACCAGTGTTTTCTAGTTCTCTCCATCTAAATGATAGTGGATTTTGTGCAGTGGAATAATTAGAACCTAATCTTTGTCTAAATCTAAAATCTACAAAGTTTCTTAAATTAACACCTGCTAGAGGTTCATAACCGTTAATTTCTTGAGGGTCTTTAAAATATCTTGGGTCGACTGAATAAAAACCATCAGCCGCATATGAATCTACACTATAGAATAAACCTTCAAATGGGTCAGCATCAAAGTAAGAATAGAATACTAATATGTCTCCATTTGCAGGTGCAGGTACTGATTTCTTACGGATTATAGAACCAATACCATAGTAATCAGCTCTTTGACCATTATCAAGTAAATAATTGTTTGTAATATCAGTACCAGGTTTTGTAGTACCCACTGAAGTAAATGTAATAGTATCAGTAATAGCAGTTTCTCTATCAGGAACTTTCAATGTAAGAGCTTCACCCTCTACAAATGCTTTACCTTTTTCAAAACAAACTTGTACTTCATCAGCTAGACCAGTACCAGATTTAGTAATATGATAACCCGTAGAAGCAGCTAGTGTACTTTCGCCAGTTGCTACTGTATTTGATAGTGCAACTCTTGCTCTAGTTTTAGATTGTTTACCTATAATCAATGTACCTTGTGGAATTGTAGCACCACCAGATATAGAAAGTTTTATTGGACTAAAAGCAGGACTTGGGTTTGTTGTGCTCTCAGTAAATGAATTATTATCAGTTGCTTGTACAATTTTGTATACTTTATATATGTCTGGGTAGTAAAGATTAATTCTTCTATCTTGTGCTGACCAAGATGATGTGACTGCTGTAGTTCTTGTATTATCAGTGTTTCTAATTTTTAAGACTGCATATTTTAGAGTCTTTGTAATCTCTACAGCATCATCAATTCTTGTTCTCTTGTAATCACCATTTCTATTATGACTCCATTGACCATCAGTTAAGTTAGGTGTGACTGATAATCCACCTTCAGTGGAAGTAATAGTAGGTGGAGATTTATACATGACTTCAAAGTCATTATCAAATGGAACTGTACCAGACCTTAATGTTTTAAATGTTTTACCTGAGCCACCTAATAGTTCACCACCTACATTTTTAAGTGTAGCACCAGAACCTGGAGTCCATTCTGTAGTAGCAGTAAATGCTACATTATCTGAATCATCTTTTGCAGCTCTAATTTGTCTTACTGATGAAAAGTCATAAACAACTGCAGTTTTAATTTTTGATTTTACTGCAGTGAGTGCAGTTCTTGGTACATCACCTGAAAGTCTGGCACCAACAGCAAATGGTGCTGATGAGTTAGTGACTAAGATTCCATTTCTTTGTTGTGATTCTCCAGCAATTGTTTTTGTACCTGGAACATCAGTCCAATCGGAATCATTTTTTCTTGCACCATTTAACTTAATAACATGACCAGTTTGTACTTTACCAATAAGTTCAGCTTTAATTTCTTCACCACTTAAATAAGAATCTTTGTGTAAAATAGTGTGGTCAGAATCAAAATTTGAATTATCAGAGTCACCTAAAGTAATATGCTGGAACATTTTTATATCATGTAGATATAATCTACCTACATTATTACCAGCATCTGTGACTTGTACACCATAAGGTCTAGCAAATCCAATAGTGATACCATCTGAATCTTGAAGGGCTAGTTTGTTTTGGAATGAACCAATACCACCAGCTTGTGTTAGCAACATGCCTGATAAAACTCCACCAGACATATTTTTAACATCGACGTAAGGTGCTCCTTTTACAGCTAGTTTTGAGTTAAATTCTTTTTTAGCTTCAGTGCTTCTATTAATATAAAGGTCTCTTGGTGCATTTGTCTCTAAACGATAACCATCAACATAAGCAATACCTGGTGAAAATGAAACACCAAATCTATCAGAGTCATCCCATTGGTTTTCTCTAATTTTAGGTAAGAATTTTTTTACATAGTAAGAACCTGATTCTTCAGCTCGTCTTTTAGCTAACTCATCACCTAAGAAATTATATTGTGGGTTTTGACTATTACTACGACCTTTGACAGCTCTCTCAGTATCTCCAACTATTACACCATTATTGATTTCTATTTGCTTATAGAAAGTTGGGTCAGAACCTTGGTCAAGAGTACTCTTAATTAGTACACTTATAGAATTTTGTAATCTGTTTGCACCTGGTGCACCTTCATTAGTACTACCACGAGCATTATCAAATAGTGTTGCATCATCATTAGCTGTTATCGCTTTTGAAGTGATAGAAAACCCAACTGCTGCAGTAGGTGTATTTGTAGTAGATGATACCACTACATTTTGTTCATTTACTCTTGTAAAAAATCCATCAATATAATAAACACCACTTTTAACAGTAGCTACAGTCGCTGGAGAAACTTTTGAAAAGACGTTTACAAACGATGTAGTAGTTCCTGGATTATCTGCAGTCTTTGAATAGATATATCCTTCATCACTATCACTAAATTTTTTACTTGAGATATATGTAAAAAAGATAGTACCAGATGTAGAACTCTCATTTATACCTGTGGGTGTTTTTATAACTTTAGCTTGTACATCACCAGCTTGGTTTGTAATTAATGTCTCTGAAAAATTACCGATGTTAGCTTCAACTGTTCCAGTATCAGCACCAGAAAGTGGGAAATTAACATTACCAGCACCAGAAATTAGGGTCATGGCATGTACTTCAAAGTTTACATGAATATTACCTTCATTTACTCTAGAGCCATCTTTAAATATGTGGTCACCAAATCTTTGAATCTGATTTTGAGTGATTGTTTGTAGCTGACTGAGTTCACGAGATTGTACCGCGAAGCCTGGTCTAAACAGGACTCTTAAATAATCCTTTTCCGGGTCATAATCGTCGAAATAAGGCGATACGTTTAAATTAATTGTTGACATGTATAAATCTCTTCATTCTATTTATTACAATCTCAATAGTATATTCAAAGATTCTATCTGGTCTTTTGACCTTTGTAGAGCTTTTTCTAAGTAGTCTACAGATAGGAATCTACCACTGTTAAATTTAATTTCTGCACTCGTAACTTTTTTAATAGTATTGTTATGTGCAGTTGAAATAATTGAATCACTATCACTAAAATTCTTTCTTAGTTTACCAGTGTTTATATAGTAAACTTCTTTACCTTTGACAGCAACTACTTTACCAGCTGTATCTGAATCACCGTCTTTAAAGAAAGTATCATTGATGCTGAAGAGTGCTGTATTATCACAGGTTATTTTTTGTGCCACAGAGTAATAGTCTTTAGCACCAATCAAATTAGTGGAAGCATCAATTGGGTTTTTTAATAGACCAATCATAGAGAATTCACCAACTGCTAAATCAGCAAATCCATTTTCTAATGGTATCACCCTTGAGGTTAACATAGCATCTCTAGCTTGTAATTCATCTCCTGCATCAGCTCCATGTCCCAATCCAGGTGACAAGTCTAATCTATAACATCTTAGTTCTGAATCATTTTCAGAATCTATAGCATAAGGTAAAGCTGTATACCCTTTACCATATTGTTGTACAGTAAATTTCCAAACTGCAGATTGTTCACTATCTCTAGTAGCAGTTGCTTTGAATACTTGTGTAGGTGTAGCACCAGTACCATCAACACCTCTAATTTTTACAGTATTTTTAGATGTAAAACCTCTTAGTTTATCTGAATCTGGTCTTTCATTTGGACCGTGTTTGATTCTTATATTAAAGATAGAGCCTGCAATAGCATTATTTTGTACTTGCAATTGGTCATATCTTGATGTACCACTTGTCACTGTTTGAGATTCTTCAGTTGATACTCTTTCTGGTACAGGCATAAAATCTTCAGTCATAAATAAAATAGCATCTGAATTTGTAATGGTATACATGTACTGCCACCAATGGTTATCAGATGTTTTAAAAGGTAATGATGATGAACCAGTCGGAGCAACAGTTGAATTTACTCCAGATGGAGCAAATAAACATTTATATACATTTTGTCTAGGCACACCTTGAACAATTTCAGTAGACATGACATAGTAATCACTATCATTGGATGTATCTGTATTCCAACCAACATATGTTCTATTACTTACCCAATTTTTTCTTTTAATTACTCTTGATACACCACCAGGTAAAACACGGTGCATTGTGACTATATTTCTATAAACGTTTATTAAGTCTGAATCTGTGACATTTTCTGATAAATCAGAATCATGGAATGGATAATCTTCTGAATCAGTGTACGCAATATAGGCATAATAAGTGTCATCACTTTTTGTATTACGAACTTCATCACGAGTAGATTTTGCTATCAGCGTTTTTAATTCGTTTGTTATTTTACCAATTGTCGCCATTAATTTTTTCTCTTAAATTCAAGATTCTCTTTATAGTCAGAGTCTGAAATAACACCCAGTTGTTGCGTTGTATTATTTATTCCAGCACCGGAAGGAAATGTAGCATTAACAATAATAGTGCTACCACCAGTTAAATAATCCCCAAATGCTCTAGCTGTTCTTGGTGATTTTACATCTGAGAAACCTCTTACTTTTTCTATTGCAAATCTATTTCTAATCTGACTATCTCTTGCAATTAAATCAGAATCCATTTCTGAGTCTGGAGCAATAAAATTAATATTACCAAGTGCTACATCTTTACCTGGTATTCTCCAACCTTCATTAAACTCTGAGTCTCTTAAGCTATTAAAGATATTATATTTTCTCTCATAAGCATCTATATCATAGTACTTAGTATCACCTTCTTCAAATACTAATTCATTGTTTAGTCTTAATGCTGTATTAAAGTCTTCAGACTTACCTATTCTAATCTCTCTTGTTCTATCAATAGCTTGGTTAAATGTGTCTAGGTCATTATCACTATCTTTAATTCTTGTATAATCTATCTTTTCAAAAGTAGAAGCAGTTAAAGCATCAAATCTTTGGAATATATCAGCAGGTATGTCTGAATCATAGACTCTAAATTGTTCAAAGTCTTCATACTTAATTTGGTTAATACCAATAGTTTCTATATTGTCATATCTCTTAGCACTATGAAATTCACTTGGTACATAGTGTTGACTTCTATTATTTACTCTTGATTGACGTGTAATTTCACTATCATGTTTTTGTGTAGTCATTTCTCGTTTAAAGAAATCTGAATCAAATCCTGAACCAAGTATTAATTTACCATCGCCTTGTCTTGGTGTAAAGTACATACCAAATTTTACTTTTAAATCTGAATCAGAATCAATGGCACCTCTTACATAATTATAATGACCTTCACTATCAAACACTGACCATACTTTATGTACTAGTCCAACTGGTTCATAATCAAAGAATGAATTACCTCTTTGAGAAAGAATTGATGATTGAACGTTTCTTTGTGTATAGTCTGCAGTTAAGAATGTGCCAGAAGCATCATTTGTAGGTGATACAATATTAAAAGGGTTGGAACCAAATTCTATAGAATCAGCAAATACAGCTACACCTTCGGTAGACTTATCATTAAAGTAATCATCATCTGCATCAAAAGTAAGATTAGCAGTTTCACTACCAATATTAGA